GGTATTGCAAGAAAATAGCAACTCAACACGAGGATATGCTTAGGGAATTCCCAAGCTTGCCATCAGAGGCTTTCCAAGCTTCACAGGAAGGCAATTGGTATGCAGTACAGATGAAAGAGCTATGGGATACTGGACACATAACGAACGTATCATACGACAAGGCTATTCCAGTCTATACGGCATGGGACTTAGGACAGGCCGATTTCACGGCTATTTGGTTCTTTCAAATAACTAGAGCAGGAGAAGTAAATGTCATCGATTATTTCCAAGGCAAAGACAAACCCCTCGACCAACTTACGATCATTTTGCAGTCTAAAAGGTATAACTATTCAACTTGTATTTTCCCCCCCGATGCCAACGCGCGTGACCGCGCAGGAATTACATTCATCACTCAGGCGCGTAATTATGGCTGGACTGGAATCGTACTTGAACAACATGGGCTACGAGATGGAATCAACCTGGTTCGGAACACACTCGGAAAATGCTGGTTCGATCAAAGTAAATGTCACGATGGATTGTCGGCTCTCGAAAACTACAAAAAAAAATGGTCACACATCATCGGAGGATGGTCAAGCGAACCCTTACACGACGAATACAGCCATGGAGCCGATGCTTTTCGATATCTTTGTGCAGGATTAAATAAACTATCCGGAAATGCCGGAGGGTTGGAGAGGGAATTTAAAGCGCTTCGAAATTATTGGGGGGGTTAATGAACATCCACGAGCATATATCAAACCACGCTAGCAATCTTGATAGAAAATTTTGGAACGGCTTAGAAGAGATTATCAAAAATTTACCTGATATCGAAGATTCAAATATCATCGTTGGCTTAATTGCCAAAACAGCAAGTCTTTGCATATGCTCTAATTACATATTGGGCTTTGATAAGGAAAAGCGCCAAGATATTTTTGACTCTTATGTTTCATGTTTAAAAAGTGTATTAGAAGTAATAGACGATCTCACCTAACTGAACTGCTATATCCTTGAGGATAAAAAAATACTTTCGCAGATTTAAGTCATGCGAAATAATGATCCCGTCTTCTTTCCAGGGACAAGCGTTGATTTATCTATACGCGCTCAGATGAACAAAAATTACACCGACTGCATCAATATTTTGCAGACTCAGTGGTATCAGGGCGATCTCGATCAAAGATTCTATTTAGGCGATCAAGACTTATGGGGATTAATCTTTCCAGGAGTAGCGACTTATCGTCGTAAGATCTTCAACTTTAATCTAATCAACCGTGCTGTACAAATGACCTCTGGTTATCAGAGGCGCAATCGAAAATCTACGGTTTGCATTCCCGTCCTTTCTCCTATGCAGAAGACAGCTGATCAATTCACTAAATGTCTCTACCATATTCATAACAAATGCGGCGCCTACCAAGTCTACTCAGATGCATTTGAGCAGGGAGCACTTACGCAGGGCCTAGGGTTCATCAGTATCTACAAAGATACAACATCTGATCCTGTATCTGGCGATATACGCGTCCGCTACATTGACATGAAAGCAACGCTCTATGATCCCTATTTCCGCAAGCACGATCTATCAGATTGTCGCTATTTCTGGACGCGTCAATTCTTCGATCGTCATGAGGCTGCTGATCTTTATCAGGAATTTAGAGACGAGATACTTGCATTGCCGCAAGGGACATATCGAGACGATAAATTCTACTACATGCCTGAAGTTTATCAGATCCAATTCCCGAATCTCATAGCTTTTGATGAGTATTGGTACCTAAGCACACGCGATGCACAATACGTTATCGATAAAGAAACAGAAGAATGTCAAGAATTCGAGGGAGATGAAGAAGATTTACGAGAAGCGATAAGACGCGTTTATGCAAATAATCCTGATATGAAAGGGCGCCTTAAGGTTATAAAAAAACCCAAACCTACCGTTAGAAGGACAATAATTTTAAATGACCGAGTACTCGTCGACGAACCAAATCCTTATAAAATTGATCGCTATCCTGTTGTTCCCGTGCTGGCTTATTTTACTCCCGATACTCCTTATTACGCTTACAAGTTTCGCGGTATTGTACGCGATATGCGCGACGCTCAGTATATTTTTAACAGGCGTAAAGTCGCTGATCTTGACATTCTGGAAGCGCAACAGCAAGGCTTGAAAATGAAAAAAGGGGCGCTTGTCACCCCCGATGACTCATTAAATCAGGGTAATGGAAGAGTGCTTGTGATCGATCCCGCTTATCAGCTTGAGGATGTTCAGCAAATGGATATTCATCCTCCAGCTCCTGGTATGCTGCAAATGGAAGAGATGCTCAAAACTGTGATGATGGAGATTAGTGGTGTTAATGAAGAACTATTAGGAGCCGCCGTAGATGATAAAGCGGGCATTCTGTCGATGCTTAGGCAAGGAGCCGGTCTTACCACTCTCCAGCGCCTTTTCGATCAACTGGACGAAGCCCAAAGGCTCGTAGGCGACATCATGATCGAGATGATCCAAAAGAATTGGACATATGGGAAAGTCAAACAGATCATTGGCGAAGAGCCTACTCCAGAATTCGATGACAAGCTTTTTTACAAGTACGGGTGCAAAATCATACAGGGCTCTCTTACCGAAACACAACAACAGCTTGAATTACAGCAGCTTCTTTATTTTAAAGAAACTACCGGCATTCCTATTCCTCCTAAACGTATCTTAGAAGCCTCCACAATTCAGAATAAGGATGAATTAATTAAAGAGATCATGGAGAATGAGCAGCAACAACAGCAAATGGCTCAACAAAGAGCGATGCTGGAAATGCAACAGTTGCAGGTAGATAATCAGACGAAACTTTCTTACGCCAAATCACAGGAGGGATTAGCTAATGAAAGAATGGCAAAAATTGATCTTGACAAAGCTCTTAATGCTGAGCGTATATCACGTGCCAATGAAGAGCGAATGGGTGGTCTTTTCAATCTTTTGAAAGCAGCTAAAGAATTGGATGGTATTGATATAGAGCATTTACGCGGCAAGATGGACATTTTGATGCAATTGCAGAACATAACGAAAGCCATGCAGTCACCGCAAGAAGATGCAGCAGAACAAGCGCAAAGTCAACCAACAGCACAGATATGATATATGAGTACTTACAAATTCTTTTTGCAACGTTTAGGAAATAGCGACGATGCCGAGCGGTTTGGAGAATGGGGTTTTGGCCGATTTTGGGAACGCCAATGGTACCCACAACTAACAAACAGCTGGAATGCTCTACATGCTCCTATTCCAGAAATAAAGGATGAACAATCATTCATAGACAACTTTCAAAAGATGATTGATGTTTGGCGCGCGAATTATAAGCCACCTGAGCCCGATCCTGATGGAGATGACCCAGATGATGGGTAAGGATTTATGTAATGACTTACAGTTCTTTCCAAAGCATTATTTTTTGAGAGTGTTTCCAACATTCTGTCATATTTTTGAAATTTAGATCTCTAAATATCCAGTCATTATGAATAAGAGTTGCCTTTTCAATAGATCCATCAGAGAGCTTAACTCTAACGAGCTTTCCTCGTTTTGGCAGATGTTCTTTAACGTTTACCCAATGCATTTATCGTCTTCCTATTCAATCTTCCCTCCGACAATCTGCACCAACTGACAATCGCAGCTTTCCATTGCCATTTTAATTAATTCCTTGAAGTAGCTCACCGGCTTTTCTTCCTTCGTATATGAGAAAGTAATCACATCCTTGATGCACATTCCATCCATACCTAGGTCACACTTACTCAAGAATTCACTTACTTCCCGTAGTCCCTTAGTCTGATACCACACTTCGAAACGATATTTAAGCATCCAAATCCTTTACATTGCTCCATCGATCTCCTCATCATCGTCAACTGATATCACGCTTCTATTGATATCCCAATAGGGGAAGTGCTCATCACAATATGCTGGTGACTCGGTATGAGCCAACCATGTAGCTTTCTTTTCGCAATGAGAACATTTCATCCCAATGGCTAGAAATTGATCAATTGTCATCCAAACCATAGCTCAACCTTTTCTTGAAAGCATCAGGATCACCTATTTTATCTTTCATCTTTTCGGGTCTCTATTATAAGACGTCTCATATTTATGGATTACATCTCTGAGGAATTTGATCTCTTTTTTTAGGTCACGACATTTCATGTAATACCAAACGAATCCTGCCGTAACCAATGCTGAAATTAAAAAGTTTATAGTAGTTGCGATCAAAATCTTTTGCCCTTCATCTAAATATTTTTCTCCAATATCTAGGAATCATAAACCCAAACTCCGCGGAGGGTATATGAAAGAAAAAATGTCACATGCAGGCTACACCCAAGGTGATATGTCTCCGCATGTCGAGGATTATCAAAAACCTCATAGTGATTACGCCGAATCCGGCTTCACTAAGACCACAGAGTATATCGAAAGGCAGGACGCTTTTCAACGTAAAGAAGCTGGTGAGCTTAAAAAACAAGCTTATAAAGGGCGTTATTCATGAGTAAGAGACGATCAGGCGAAGTGCCCGTTCAAAAGGGGACGATTGTTGCAAATCATCCTACCTATCGTGAAATGCCCTACAGTGATCGCGTTCGTGAGCGACAAGATGAATTGCGCCACCTGCGTAAAGGCCAACAGCAAGAGTTAAAAACACCCAAAAAATGAGCCATTTCTCATTTTTCCTCCATGGTAGCTCTCATTTTGCATCAGCATTATGAGAGCTATTTTTTATAGGTACACATGACAAAAAGCACATATGATCCCACAAGAGACACGGTGGGAAAAATCTATAGAGATTTGCAAGTCAACACAAAGCCAGAGCATATCGAATGCGGTGATATGACCAATGAAATGCTTCCTGGCTTAGTCGATGATATCAATGACGCAATCAAAGAAGGCACAAAGGATTTCAATGGTAGACCATTTTTCGTTCTCGTCCACGAGAAGAAAGATCTACAAATGAAAAGCGCTCTCTTACGTCGTATTTTCAAGCAATTATGGCGTCCCTATCCAGAAGACGATACGACTGTTTTCTGGCATGATCCTAAAGGCTTTGAAACACGATTCTGCTGGAGCCTTCCCCATTGGTCTGAGATGGATAACATCTTGCGATGCTCCAATCTATTCGATGCTCAACTCGTTAGAGAAGTTAAGGCATGGAAGACATTTGATCTGCATTACTTCGGCTTTTGCAAGGACGACATGGGCAACTGGATGGCAAACCCACACTGGAAAGATAAGCCATTAGCTAAAGCTGCGTAGCTAAAACCAATGTAGGTGGAGAATATTTCTGACATCCTCGGCAAAGAAAGCCCACGCCTAATACAAAAGCCAGAGTCATTGCGATGATCACAACAGCTTTCATGCCATCTCCGGCTCTCCCGGGCCCGAAGGGCCACCTCCTGGTGGATGGGGATGTGGAACCCAATCACATGGCCAAAATTCATTGGATTGACCATCTGAGTCGCTTGCCTCTACAGGAATTTCATCCCATATGTGAGCATTGAGGCACGTAAAAGAGAAAAACATGGTGAGGATTGTTAAAATAAACTTCGCCATAAATAGATCCCGATAAAAGTTACAATTCCAAGGATATATGCTGCATTTCGTGTGGCGTATGCAATTTTCATATAAATTTCAGGAACCATGTATCCTCCTTTGTTGGGATTTTGTAAAGCTAAAATTTATCTCATGAATCTTATCTTGTAATCTTTTGGGTCCGACTTAAACTGCGCTGTCCAGTGGACATTTCTTCTCTTTCCTTCTGCCGCGCACTCTTCTGAACAATATGCCCATCTGTGATTTGTCAGTGCTGATTCGCACATTTTACACTGCCTTATTTCTTTTTGCTTCTTGGTTTCCTTGATTTTACGTGCGTAGACGCATTTATAGCACTCTTTTGATTTTCCAAGGTAATCGGAACTCTTTTTCTTTATTTTACAAACACTGCACTTTTTTAAATTAACCAAATCTACCGAATCCTTTTTTGTTAGAAAAATACATTTTTCTTAAATAAATCAGAAATTAAATCGCCGTTGCTATGGCAACGTGATCTTTAGGTGAACAAAGCGCACTCACCAAGCGCAACAAAGGATGATTAATGGACGAAGTTGAAACAACCGTGGCTACACAGCAGGAGACAGATACTCCACAAACCAGTCCACAGGTAGACGAAACACCAGAACCGCAAGTCGAAACCAAGCAGGATCGAAATTGGCGGGAAATGAGACGAAAAACTTCTGAGCTTGAACAAAAAAACAAGCAGCAGGAGGAGTTTATTGCAAATTTGTTAAAGCAACAAATGGCAGTTCAACCGCAACAACCTCAACATGATGAGCTTGATGCCATTTCCGACGAGGATTATCTCCCCAAAGGAAAGGTCAAGCAACTTCTTAAGAAGGAACGTGAGGATTTTAAAAAAGATGCGCGTGAGGAAGCTCAACGGATCATTAATGAATATGAAAAGGCCAATTTTCATAAGCGCTTGAAAGACAAGTATTCGGATTTTGATGACGTCGTCACACCTGAAACGTTGGAAATAATTGAAAACGAAGAACCCGAACTTGCCAATTCCATTGCTCAATTAAAAGACCCCTATTTGATGGGAATGCAGACGTATAAATACGTCAAGGCTCTAGGTTTAAGTAGTAAAGCGCCAACACAAAGACGTTCAAAAGAGGTGGATAAGAAACTTGAGCAGAATGCCAAGACAGTCCAATCCCCATTAGCTTATGAAAAACGTCCTGTGGCTCAAACATTTAAAATGTCCGAGCAGATGCAAAAAGATCTTTATAAAGAAATGATGGAATACGCAAGGCAGGCTCCTAGCGCCGCGCCCATGTAGAGCAAGCAGGTTCTTCCAAACGTAAGGAAGACCTATGACAGTCTCAATTTCAACTCTGCCTCCACAAATCCAGCAGAGATACAACGCGAAACTGTTGTCGACCCCAGAGCACAACTTGGTGCACATGCTTTTTGCTACACCAATTGAGCTTCCAGATAATCAGGGTTTTATCGACAGACAGTCTCGATATGACAGGTTAAACCTGTTTCCTGTGCCACTAGATGACGCACAGACCAACCCACCACCCCAGCAATTGAACAGGGTGGACGTGGATACATACGGCAGTCCACGTTTTGGTGATGAATTCTTACTTTGTGCCGCGTAAGAGTATATGCCACTTATATCGTATTAACACGACAAGTGACCATCACTAATGAGGATTAATATTGAGTCCTCGATAAATCCGCTCTGATTGAGGTGGAAGCCCTAACGTAAAGACGAGGGTGACACTGCGGAAGGATTTAAAAGTTTATGAGTATTAATTGAGGAAAGTTCTTCATGGCAAGAACAGCGAAATTTAAAAGTTTCTGGTGTGAGTTGGGGACGAATGACGCCTTTAATAGGTTTGTCATATGTTTTTCTCATCTTCATCATGATCTCACAATGACGCTTCTTTATCCTCAAATATGGATGAATTCTTGCGATAAGTTTATCAAGAGAATCTCCAGTAACATTGGCCTCAAAAACATCTCTTCGATTGATGTGAGAAAGCTTCTTATAAACGACTTTTTTCCAGTAATGGATATTCAAAAAGTTAAGGAGCCAAATCATAATAGATTCGTCAACCGAAGCAAATTTGAGAACAGTCCTATGTACAACTGGATATTTTCCGGTTTTAGCTTTGATGGTATCGATGTAAAAACATCCGTCGCCGTCAATATAGCCCGCAAGATAAGCAAAATTAAGTTCTTCGTCCATAATGTATACTCCTTTGTAGCAGTATACATGAATCAAAACTTTAGATCCACCGTAAACGACTTAGGCGAGTGGAATCCAAAAGGATATGCGAAAGTCTGATCTCACGGCGAAAGCGTGAGAGGAAGATCCGAAGCGGTCTTCCCGCCTAGAAATAGGTCATAAAAGTAACAGATTGCCAGTATTAAACAGCGCTGCTGCTCGTTTAGGCCAAGCTCTTCGCGAGACA